CACAAGCGCCGCCGTCAGGCCGACCGCTGCGACCTCCGGGGGTGGGCGTGAGGCCCCGGGTAGGCCGCGCCCTGCGCGCTGTGGCGGTGTGGCTGGGCGAGCACAGCGCCCGGTGCGAGGCCGCGTCGGTGCGCTTGTGGTACCTGGCGCGGACGTACGAGACCGGGGGCCTGCGCGGGGTGGTCAGGAGCGGGTGGGCGACCCCTCGGCGGGGCGGGGTAGGGTCGGGGACATGACCGATACCGCCCGCCTGGCCCTGCTGCACTTCCACGGCCGCGCCTTGCTCGCCGCCCTGCCCCGGTGCCGCTGTGGCGCCCTGGCCACCCGGCGGCTGGACGTGGACGACCCCCACCCGCCCGGCTCGCCCGCCTGCGACCTGCACGCCGGCCACCCGGACCACTGGCCCGAGTTGCCCCACGCCGCCTCGGCCCGCGCGGTGCAGGCTGCCCTGGACGCGCCGGCAGGCTGACCCCTCTCCGCACGGGCGCATGATTCCGTCATGCTGATCGCCGATACCCGCCTGGACCCGCTGGACGAGGCCGACCTGATCTGGCTCTACAACGACGCCGAGGGGCTCATGGGCCTCCGGTCGTCCCTCGGCCCGATGCTCGACCGCCTCTCCGAAGGCCGGGCCTCAGCCGTGCAGTCTGGCACCCCGGACCTGTCCGAGGTCGCCTACCACGCCGCCACCCGCGCCAAGCGCATCACGCGCATCCTGGACGCCCTGGAACCCCGCCACCGCGTCACCCTGCGCGCCGCCCTCGGCCCCGGCCAGCCCGCCGCAGGGGCCGCGGAGTGGGCGCCCCTGCGCGCCGGCACCCTGTCCGTGTCCCTGGTGCTGCTGACCGCCCAGCGCCACCACGTCGCCCGGGACACCCTGCGGGAGTGGCTGCGCAAGCAGAAGGCCAGCGGCCACGCCGACGACCAGGCTGCCGCCGTGGCGGGGCTGGCCAACCTGCGGCAAGAGGCGAGGATCGCGCTGGTCGGGGCCTCGGCCGCCTACCGGGACGAGGCCCGCGCGGCAGCCACCGCCCGCCGGGCCAAGGTCGAGGGGGCGACCCTGCGGCCATGACCCGGGGGTTTCACATCAAGCCCTGGTACACCCTGCGCGAGTACGCCGACATGACCGGCACGCCCATCGGGACCGTACGCCGGCAGGCCGACCGGGGGACGCTCCAGACCGGCAGGGAAGGGGGGCGCCGTGTGATCTACCTGGCCACGGTGCAGGCGCAGAACCCGGAGCGGTGGGCCTCGATTGTCCTGGCGTTGCAGGTCAACCGGCTGGGCGAATAACTGCCACGGACTGCCACGGACTGCCACAGGTCCGCTTTTCTTCTTTAGGGGCTGTGGGGGTCGGCGCCGCCGCGCGCACACCCCCGTCATGCCACCGCAGGAAGGGTGGCGGGACGTGTACGCGCGATCCGCCGCCGTGGTCATCCATGGCAAAAAGCAACGTAAGCGCACCGATTGCACCGCAGGACACGGCCCACCCGGAGCCGGCCGCGGTGTGGGTGGAGATCAAGAGCCTGAAGCCGTGGGACCGCAACCCGCGCAAGAACCAGGCAGCCGTCGCCCCGGTAGCGGCCAGCATGAAGCGGTTTGGCTTCGGCGCCCCCATCCTGGCCCGGCGGGCAGACGGGGAGATCATCGCCGGCCACACCCGCATCCTGGCTGCTGAGTCCCTGGGGCTGACCCGGGTACCCGTGCGCTACCTGGACCTGGACCCGGCCGACGCGCACCTGCTCGCACTCGCTGACAACAAGCTCAACGAGAAGGCAGAGTGGGACACGGGCGAGGTCGCGCGCATCCTGTCCGAGTACGGGCTGGACGACGCCGCCCTGGCCGGGTGGGACTCAGCCGAACTGGACAAGATGGCCGCGAGCATTCCTGACTTCCTGCCTGGGACAGAGGACGACCAAGGAGACCTTGATTCCATCAAGCCCATCTCCTGCCCCAACTGTGGCCATGAGTTCCGCAAGTAAGCCCACGCTCAAGGTGGACTGGTGCACCCATGAGGCGGCCAAGTACGCCGTGGAAAACTGGCACTACTCCAAGCGCCTGCCCATGCCGCCACTCGTCAAGATCGGAGCGTGGGAAGATGGCAAATACATCGGCTGCGTTCTTTTCTCTCGCGGGGCAAACCAGAATATCGGTTCGCCCTATGGCCTGACTCAAACAGAGTGCTGCGAACTGGTGCGCGTTGCATTGCGAGAGCACCAGACGCCGGTAACCAGAGTGGTCGCCATCGCGCTCCGTTTCTTGCGCAAGAATGCACCCGGCATTCGCCTTGTTGTGAGTTACGCTGACCCAAGCGAAGGTCATCACGGTGGCATTTACCAGGGTGGCAGTTGGACCTATGTAGGCAGGTCTGGCGAAAGCACGCAATATCTCCACGAGGGCCGGTGGAAACATTCTCGTGAGGTTACTTATGGGGCGTTTGGTCAAGGCAAACGCAAGTCAGACCCTTCTGGCGCCCATAAGTGGCGTGATCTTCCTTCTAGAAAAATGCCAGGAAAGCACACGTATCTGATGCCCTTGGACAGCGACATGCGTGACCGAATCACGCCCCTGTCCAAGCCCTACCCGAAAAAGATCCTACGCGCCGGATGTGCAGACAGCGGCACGCCTGCCACCCAAGCAGGAGGGGACGGTGCGACTCCGATCCCGGCGCTCCAACTGACTGACGAAGATGCCCCCTGCCGACAAGCCCAAGGGTAAGCCCGGGCGCAAGACACGGCTAACGCCGGAACGGCAAGCCAAGATCGTCAACGCCATCCGGGCCGGCGCCTACGTCGAGACCGCCGCCGCCGCGGCCGGCATCAACAAGGTGACCCTGTACCGCTGGCTCAAGCGCGGCAACAAGTACCCGGGCACCATCTACGCCGAGTTCGTCGAGGCGGTCCACGAGGCCACGGCGCAGGCCGAGATGCGCGACGTGCTCGCCGTCAGCAAGGCCGCGGCCGAGGACTGGCGCGCGGCTGCGTGGCGGCTGGAGCGCAAGTACCCGAAACGGTGGGGCACGGTGAGCCGGGCCGAGATCAGCGGGCCCAACGGTGGGCCGATCCAGACCGTCGATGTCTCCAAGCTCACGGATGAACAACTCGCCGCACTCGCCGCGGGTCATTCGACCGACGCCGAAGATCCAGGCGCAGGCTGAGCTAGAGTTGCGGCGCCGCCGCCGCCTCGCTGGCCCCCTTCAAGACTTTATCCCTGCGGTCACCCCGCGGTGGTCAAGCCCGCGGCACCTCGCCAGGCTGACCGACCTGTTCGAGCGCATCGCGCAAGGCGAGCGGGTCCGGGCGCTGGTGAGCGTGCCGCCGCAGCACGGCAAGACCGAGACGCTACTGCACGCGCTGGCGTGGTTGCTGCGGCGCAAGCCGCACCTCCGCAACGCCTACGCCTCGTATGCCGCCCAGCTCGCCTTTACCAAGAGCCGGCTGGCGCGCGACTACACCCTGGCCGCCGGGGTCAAGCTCCGCGACGACGCCAACAAGGTCAACGAGTGGGTGACCACGGCCGGCGGCGGGCTGCTTGCCACGGGTGTCGGGGGACCCCTCACGGGCAATCCGGTCGATGGCGTGCTTTTGGTCGACGACCCGCACAAGAACCGGGCCGAGGCCGAGAGCGCCGTTATCCGCGAGGAGATCAAGGGCTGGTGGACTTCCACCGCCATGACCCGCGTTCACCCGCAGGCGTCGGTGCTGGTGGTGCATACCCGCTGGCACCCGGACGACCTGATCGGGTGGCTGCGCGAGGGGGACAGCGGCAAGTCCTGGGAGGTCGTCGAACTGCGCGCCATCGCCGATGGCACCGACCCCGGCGACCCGCGGCAGCCCGGCGAGGCGCTGTGGCCGGAGTACATGCCGGCCGACTTCCTCGAAGAGCGCAAGCGCGACGTGGGCCCGTACGACTGGGCCAGCCTGTACGACCAGCGCCCCCGCCCCAAGGGCGGCAGCGTCTTCGGCGACGTGCATCTGGCCTCGCCGCCGCCTGGCTACCGCGTCGTCATCGGTATCGACCTCGCCTACACCGAGAAGACCTCCAGCGACTACTCGGTCGCGGTGGTCATGGCCGAGGTCGGTCGCAAGTTCTACATCCTTGACCTGCACCGGATGCAGGCCCCGGCGCCCGTGTTTGCCGAACGGCTGCGGGCGTTGCAGCAGCAGTACCCGACGGCCCGGATGGTTGCCTACGTGGGCGGTACCGAGCGCGGCGTGGTCGACCTGATGAACCTGTCGGCCGACGGCAAGGCCCGCCTCAGCATCGAAGCCAAGCCCGCCGTCGCGGACAAGTTCATCCGGGCGCAGCCGGTCGCCGCTGCCTGGAACGACGGCCGCGTGTTCCTGCCCCCGTCCACGCCCGCCTGGGCGTCGGCATTCGTGTCCGAGGTCCGCATCTTCACGGGCCAGAAGGACCGGCACGACGACCAGATCGACGCGATGGCGGCGGCCTACGACGCCCTGGCCGCGCCCAGCCTGTCCCGCTCCGACCTCGACAAGTTCCGCGACCAGATCCGCCGCCCGACATGACCACCCCGCCCACGCTGCCCCGCTCGCCTGACACGCAGGTCCGCAAGGACATGCCGGTCATGGCCTGGACCGGCTCGTGGGGCACGGTCTCGATCCAGCAGGCGCTGGACAACCACGACCTCGGGCAGTTTCTCCTCAGCGCCCAGTTGAGCGAGTCGGTGCAGCGCGATGACCGCGTCGCCACCGCGCTCAACACCCGGTGCAAGGGCCTGCTGGGCCTGCCGCGCGAGATCACCCCGAGCCCGCGCGGTGACCGCCGCAAGGCCAAGACCGCGGCCAAGGACCTCGAGACCCTGTGGGCCGAGACCGACCTGACCGAGTCGATGATCCAGCTCCTGCGCTGGCAGGTGATGATGGGCTTCGCCGTGGCCGAGATCCTCTGGACCGGCGACGCTTCCGCGTGGTCGTTCTCGCTCAAGGTCTGGCACCCGCAGTTTCTGTGGTTCAATTGGGCCACCCGCCAGTACATGCTCAACACGAGCGAGGGGCCGGTGGCGGTGACCCCCGGCGATGGCAAGTGGCTGCTGCTGACCCCCGAGGGTGAGTACCGCGCCTGGATTCAGGGCGCCGTGCGCAGCATCGCCATACCCTGGCTCGGCAGGCAATACGCATTCCGCGACTGGATGCGGTTCAATGAGATCTATGGCCTGCCGATCCGCAAGGCCACGATCCCGTCGCAGACCACGGAAGACGACAAGATCGGATTCTTCCAAGACATCCGTGACGCCGGCTCGGCCATGGTCGTCTCGTGCCCGACGGGCATCGACGGCCAGAAGTACGACATCGAGTTGGTCGAGGCCACGGCGACCGGGTGGGAGACCTTTCGCAACGCCACCGAGGACGCCGACAAGCGCATCACCCTCGCCCTGCTCGGTCAGAACCTCACCACCGAGGTCAGCGGCGGCTCGTTCGCCGCGGCCAAGGTCCACGGGCAGGTGCGGCAGGACTACCTCGAAGCCGACGAGCGCGGGCTGGTGGCCGGGTTCCGGCGCCAGGTGCTGCGCGCGTGGGCCGCCTTCAACTACGGCGACCCGGACCTTGCCCCGGTGCTCCGCTTCGACGTGGAGCCGCCGGATGACGGCAAGCTCAAGGCCGACACGCTGGTGTCGCTGTCCACGGCCCTGCTGAACCTGGCGCAGGTCGCCCCGTGGGTCGACCGCCGGGCGCTGCTGGCGAGCTACAACCTTCCCCTGCACGAGCCCGGCGAGGAGCCGCCGCCCGTGGCCGTGGCGCCCCCCGGCGCCCCGCCTGCCCCGGTGGCACCCCCGCCACCGCCGGCAGCCGACGACGCCGCCCCGGTGGGCCCGCAGGCCGACGCGGTCTCGCGCCACGCCCTCGGGCGCTTCGATCACATTGACTTCAGCCCCCCGGACGGCGTGCGCGAGGAGGCCCAGCGCGGGCTCGACTGGCGCGACGAATACGGCCGCGGTGGCACCGAGGTCGGCGTGGCCCGCGCTCGCGACCTGTCCAACGGGCGCAGCGTCAGCCCGGACACGGCGCGGCGCATGGCGTCCTACTTCGCTCGCCACGAGGCCGACAAGAGCGGCGAGGGCTGGTCACCCGGTGAGGACGGCTACCCGTCGGCCGGTCGCATCGCCTGGGCCCTGTGGGGCGGCGACCCCGGCCGCGCGTGGGCCGACAAGCTCACCAAGCAAATGGACGCCGCCGAGACCACCTCGCGCCACGTCCACGCGCTGGCCGTCCGCGCCCCGGCCCCCGCGGTCGAGGCCGGCGCCTTCGTCGAGGACGTGGGCAGCATCGCCCGGGACCGCGCCGCCAAGGCGATGGCGCCCACGGTACAGGCGGTCCTGGCGTCGCTCGACGGGGCCAAGTCCTACGACGAGATCCGCGCCGCGCTGAGCAAGGCGGCCACCGACCTGAACCCGACCGAGCTGGCCCAGGTGACCGAGCACGCCCTGGTGCTGTCGCAGCTCGCCGGCCGCAACGCCGTGCGCGCTCTGGAGAACCACGATGAGCCTCGCTGACAAACTGATCTCCAGCCCCGACTTCGAGAGCTATGCGACCAGCGGCGCCCTCGTCAGCAACGTCACGTTCGAGACGGCGCGCGGCCCCTGCCGGGCCATCCGGATCGGGACCGGCGGCGACCTCACCGTCACCCGCGCCCGTGACGGTGCCTCGGTTACCATCTCCGGTCTGGTCGATGGCGAGACCATCATGATCCAGGCCCTGGCGATCATCTCGGCCACCACCACGGCGCAGAAGATCACGGTCCTGTGGTGACCCCTCGCCGCGTGGGCGCACGCTGGCCGGCATGAGCGACCAGACCAGGAACGACGCCCGGGAAGCCCTCGGCAAGCTCCAGCCCCACGCGGACTACATCGCCAAGCAGGAGGCGGCCAAGGGCCACCGCCTGTTTGCCATGCTGCACTACCGCTCGGGTCCGGGCCACGACGAGCGGTGGACCAAGGCGACCGATAAGGCACTGGCCAAGGTCCGACAGGTGGGCATCACCTGCGCCCTCGGCGGCGGTCGCGGCGAGATGCTGCTGACGCTGCTGGTCAGCGACGACGTGAGGCTCGTGCCGCTGGCCGAGTCCTTCGGGCTGAAGCGCACCATGCTCGCCTTTGCGCCTACCGAGTCGGTCACCTTTGTCCATCGACCCTAGCCATGCCCCCATCGCCCACCGCACCCCAAGCCGCCATCGAGTGGCACCGGAAGCGGCTGGCGATGCCCAAGGACAAGTACGACGCGCTGACCGACGAGGCCAAGAAACGGGCCTTCACGGTCGCGGGCACGGCGCAGCTCGACCTGATCGCCAGCGTCCAGGCGGCCCTGGACAGCGCCCTCGAACAGGGCACCGACCTCGAAGCGTTCAAGGCCGCGGTGGGCGAGAAGCTTCAGTCCGAGTGGGTCGGCAGCAAGGGCAACCCGGCCAGCCGGCTGGAGACCATCTTTCGCACCAACGTGCAGTGTCTTGTCCCCGGGCAGACGGTTGAGGGGCGATTCGTTGCGGCGTCAAAAGCCAGGTATGCGGGGGATGTTCTTCAGCTTCGAACAAAATCCGGGCGACACCTCACGGTTACTCCCAACCACCCCGTACTTACCCCTTACGGATTCGTCGCCGCGCAGCATCTCCGCAATGGAGACAACGTCTTTGCTCGCGCTGGCGGCATCGACGGTGGACCCGCGCTTGGCCTTGTTCAAAAAAACGAACAGGACCGTCCAGCCTTGATCGAGGATGTATTTCGTTCTCTGGCTAGTGAGCCTGGACGAACCGTGAGTCGGACTCTTGGGCCTCTCGACCTCCACGGCGATGCGGCTCGAACGGATGGCTATGTCGACGTTGTAAGGTCCGATGGCGAACTGCTGCGCAACGTCAAGGCCAAGATCCTTGATTGCGTTCGCGAGTTCATCCTCGCCCTCTCCGCGTCCCAGCAGCCGCTCGTACCGAGTCTTCGCGGCCCTGATCTTCTCCTCCAGCGGAACACGCCGGCCTCGAATGGCGCCCCAGGCTGGAGCCATGGTGGCAACGCGAGCGGCCTTGGCCTGATCTGGCAGGGCCGCCCACTCGGCAACCTTGGCATCCGACGCGCTTCGCCGGCTCTGGCCAATGCTCTTCAGGAAGCCATAGACCTGCCAGGTGGTCAGCCCGAGTTGCTTCGCCAGTGCAGGGGCGCTCTCGCCTCGCTTGTAGCGCTCTACGATGATGCGTTGCGTCTCATCTGGCAGGGCAACCTTCAGTCGACGTGCCTCGGCCCGGCCTCGAATCTTGACGCCAGCATTTCGGAACCTGCGCGTCAGCGCGGGCGCGCCGATCCCGGCTTCATCGGCAAGCTCCTTCACGGAAGCTCCGGACTCATAACGACGGATCAAATCGTTGAGATTGGGTACGGGTTTTTCAGGGGTCATGTCTACGACCTTCAGACCGAGGGGGGCTGGTATGTATCACAACGATTGCTCATTAGCAACTGTGCATACAACGCCGGGCGCCACGCCGAGGCCACCGACCCGGACACGCTGGCGATGCGGCCGTACTGGCAGTTTGACGCCGTGGTCGACGGCCGCACCACGAGCGGGTGCAAGGTCGCCAACGGCACCATCCTGCCCGCCGACCATGCGTGGTGGCGGCAGAATTTCCCACCCAGGCATTTCAACTGCCGGGCCACGTTTCACCCGCTGACACGGCGCCAGGCCGCCGCCGCGGGCATCGCCGCCGAGCCGCCTCCCGTGAGCGCCGCCGAGGGCTTCGGCACCCCGCCGACCTAGGACCGCCATGCACTACCCACGACGACCGATTCGGCTGTCCACCGGGACCGAGCCGCCGACGGAGTTTCGCTTGTTCCCGCTGGGGCAGGTCGAGACGACCAAGGGCACATTTGTCCTGACCCCGGAGGACGCCGCGGCCTGCGTCGAGAGGCATGTTGGCTACGGCAACGACCTCTCCGTGGACTATGGCCACGGGGTCTTTGAAGAGGCTGATGGGACACCTCAGCGCGCCGCCGGATGGATCGCCGGGCTTCAGGTCCGACCGGATGGCCTGTGGGCCACGGGCGTCACCTGGACCGAGACCGCCGCGCGCATGATTCGGGCGAGGGAGCAGCGCTACTTCTCGCCCGCGTTCATGGCCGACGAGGACGGCCACATCACCGAGATCCTCAACGTCGCCCTGACGTTGATGCCGGCGACCCACAACCTGACGCCGCTCGTCGCCAGCCGACGGAGCGGACGCACTGCAACGAGCAGGAGAACCAGTATGGAAGACAAGTACGTCGATGCGTCCGCGCTGCTGAAGCTGGCCGACGACATCGAAAAGATGGGCGAGGGCGAGGACAAGGAAAAGGCCGACCTCAAGGCCCTCGCCGAGCGCTGCCGCAAACTGGCCGAAGGTGGCGAGACCCTGGCCAAGCTGGCCGAGGATCTGCCCCCGCCGTCCGAAAAGAAAGAGGCCGAGAAGACCTCCGACGACGGCAAGAAGGACGAGGCCGACAAGGCCGCCGACGACGAGAAGAAAGAGGAGGCCAAGGCCGCCTCGCGCATCGTCGCCGCGGCCCGCGAGGCCACGGGCGAGAAGGATGCCTCGCGCATCGTCGGCGCCCTCAAGGCCCTCGGCGAGAGCCAGGGCGCCGTCGTCAAGCTGACCGCCCGCGTGGCCGAGCTGGAGGCGTCCGACAAGGCCGCCAAGGACCAGGCCAAGAAAGACCGCGTGACCGCGCTCGTGAAGGCGTCGGCCACCCCCGGCCCGAAGTGCAACGTCTCGCCCGCCGAGGTCGATGACCTGATCGCGCAGGGCATCAAGGACGAGGAGTGGCTCAAGGGCTACCTCGCCAAGAAGCCCGTGATCGTCGCCGCGTCGTCGGTCGCCACCCCGGCCGGCAACGCCACCGAGGCCGCCGCAGCCAACGTCATCACCGAAGACCAGAAGAAGATCATCCAGGCGTCCGGCCTCAGCGTCGACGACTTCGTCAAGCTGCGCGCCCAGCTGCCCGCCTGACCGGAAAGGACCACCTAGACCATGTCCGCCCTCACCGCTGAGCGGCTCACGCCGCAGTTTGCTGGCTCGTCCGGTCCCACCCCGGCCAAGCTGTACCTGCCCGTCAAGGGCTCCACCAAGATCTACGCCGGCAGCATCGTCGCGCTGAACGCTGGCTACGCCGCGCCGGCCGCGTCGGGCCTCGGCCTCGTCGCCGTCGGCAAGGCGCTGGCCACCGTCGACAACTCGACCGGCGCCGACGGCGACCTGTCCGTCGAGGTGCTGCTCGGGGTCTTCCGCTTCGAGAACAGCACGTCCGGCGATGCCATCGCGCAGGCCAACGTGGGCAGCGTCTGCTACCTGGCCGACGACCAGACCGTCGCGCTGACCAGCAACTCGGGCGCCCGCTCGGCCGCTGGCCAGATCCTCGGCCTCGACTCGTCGGGCGTCTGGGTCTCGGTCGGCCTCGGCGCCTTCGAACTGCTCAACCTCGCCGCGCTGAAGCAGGCGCAGTACCTCAAGGTGGCCGCCGACGGCGCCGCCGGCACCGCCACCAGCGAGACGGTGTTCAACCGCGTCAGCCGCACCGGCACCATCGTCGGCGCCTGGTACGCCCCCTCGGCCGCCCTGACCGGCGACGCGAGCAATAACGCCACCCTGACCCTCGCCAAGCGCGACGGCGCGGGCGGCGGCGCGTCCACCGTCGCCACCATCACCACCACCGCGGTCGCCGGCAACTGGACCGCCTTCGTGCCGGTCTCGCTCGGCACCCTCGCCAACAACACCGTTGCCGCTGGCAACGTCCTCACGTTCGCCATCGCGAAGGGTGGCACAGGCGTCGTCGTGCCCGCCGGCACCCTGATCGTGGCCATCGCGCCCGCCTGACAGGAGCACACCACCATGATCATCAACGGCTCGAACCTGGCGATTCTCACGCAGAACGTCCAGATCAAGTTTCAGCAGGCTTACGAGGCCGCCTCTTCTGACTACGTCGAGAAGGTCGGCACCGTGATCCAGTCCTCGACCAAGGACGAGATCTATCCCCTGGTCGCCCAGATCCCGCAGCTGCGCGAGTGGACGGGCGACCGTCAGGCGCACGATGTGGCGACCTACGACTACAAGCTGTCCAACAAGGACTTCGAGCTGACCGTCAAGCTCGACCGCAACAAGGTCGAGGACGACCAGTACGGGGTTTGGATGCAGACCGTGCTCCCCATGGTCGCCCAGCAGGCCAAGCGCAAGCCCGCTCTGCTGATCCGCGACATCATGCGCGCCGGCCAGAGCACCGCCTGTCACGACGGGCAAAACTTCTTCGATGCCAGCCACCCGGTGAACAAGTTTCCCGGCGGCGGCTTCGCGGGCTCGACCCAGCAGAACTACTGGTCGAGCGGCAAGGCGCTGACGTTCGACAACTACCGCATCGTTCGCGCGGCGATGATGAACTTCCGCGACGAGAGCGGCGAGCGGTTCAACATCACCCCGAACCTGCTGGTCGTGCCGCCCGCGCTCGAGATGCAGGCCCGCATGATCCTCAACAGCGACATGGTGGCCGCGCAGACCCTCGGCAACGACACCAACGTCGGCGGGTACTCCAACCCGCTCAAGGGCTCGGCCGAGCTGCTGGTCCTCCCGGACCTCGGCGCCGACGCCACCACCTGGTACCTGCTCGACACCACCAAGTCGATCAAGCCGTTCCTGTACCAGAACCGCAAGAGCCCCGTGCTCGTGCCGATGTTCAACCCGAACGACGAGTCGGTTTACCGGCGCAAGGAGTTTGAGTTCGGCATCGACATGCGTGGCGTCGCTGGCGTCGCCCTCTGGTGGCTCGCCGCCAAGGCGGTGGCCTGATGGCGGCGGCTGACAAGAGCCTGCCCCTGGCAGCGCAGCCCCAGCCCGCCTCGCCCATGGCCGAGACCATCGCCGCGGTCAACGCGCCCAGCAAGGCGCCGGCCACCGAGCGCTTCTTCGTCTGCACGGGCCGCGGCCCGGCGCGCGGGAAGTTCCGCGGCCAGATCGCCAAGTCCACCGACGGCGAGGGCATCTCGGTCTTCTGGAGCGAGAACCCCATCGAGGTCGTCCTCACGCAGTCCGCCATCGACGAGTGCCGCAAGGACCCGGAGATCGTGCTGCTGGTCGGCAACGAGATCAGCGCCGAGGAGGCCGAGAAGCACGTCGCCGGCCCCGTGGTCGCGCGCGAGCTGGTCGACATGAGCCTGGCCTCGACCGAGGCGCTGGAGGCCGAGGTGGCCCGGCGCAAGGCCGCCAAGCTCATCGCCTCCCGGTCAGGCCGGAGCTGACCCGTGGCTGCCCCCGTCTTCGCGACGACGGCGCAGCTTGCCAAGGTCGTGCCGGCCGGGGCGCTCGCCTCGGTCTCCACCGCGGTGCAAGAGCAGGCCCTGGCCGACGCCTCGGGCGAGGCCATGAACTACATCCCGGACCAGGCCACCGCGCCCCTGACCGAGCCCTACGACCCCGCCCTGGTGCGTCACGTCTGCTGGCTCGCCATGTGGCAGATCATGAGCTTCCGCGGCCTCAACGTGGAAGCCGGCTCCAACGAGCTGTTCAAGATCAACCGCGACGCCGCCGTCTCTTGGCTCACCAAGCTGGCGCGTCGCGAGATCACCCTGAACAGCGCAGGTGCCCCCGTCGCCGGCAAGGGCGGCCCCCGCGTCGCCAGCGCCACCGCGCGCGGCTGGGGCGACATGCCCATTCGCTGACCGCGCCGCGGGCTAGACAACGTGACGCCAGGTCGTGCGCGTGACGATCATGCGCACGGCCGGGCCGGTGATCCCAAACTTTCGAGCCAGCTCGATCCGAGACGTACCTTCATCGGACATGTGTCTTATGTATCGCACATCTTCATCCGTCAGCTTTGCCCTCGGGTTTTTGGTACCAGCGAAGGCCCCCGGCGTGGTGGCAGCGAGCTTTGCCACGCCACCGAAGACGATACGTCGCCGCCCCTTGTTGACCATGTCGTCGTAGTTGTCTTGCTTCGAGCCAAGAAACAGGTGGTCGGGTCGAACGCAGGAAGGTGTGTCGCATCGATGCAGCACGCAGACGCCCTCTGGAATCGGACCATGCGCCAGTTCCCAGGAGAGTCGGTGGGCTTTGAACACGAAAAAACTGCCATCGACGCGCGCTCCAAGACGCCCGTATCCGGACTGATCCTTGCAGGCTGTCCATAGCCAGCACCCATCGCCTTTTTGAACCTTCGCCCAGAACCGTTCGTCAAGCGTCTGCATATCACTTCCATAGTCACGAAAAGGCGAAAAACAAGTGATTACCGGAGACTATGCCGAACTGGCTCTGTTGAAGAGCCAACTTGCGCGCATCGGGTCCGACGGTGTCAAGCGCGTGGCCAAGCAGGTCGGGCTGGAGTGCAAGGCGCTGGTGGCCGAGGGGTTCTCGCGCGGGGTCTCCCCGTCCGGGCAGGCGTGGGCCCCGGTGCGGCGTGGCGGGCAACCGCTGCGCGACACCGGGCGCCTCGCCAGCAGCATCACCCTCAACGACACCGGGGCCGGCTTCACCGTCGGCACCAACGTCTCTTACGCGGCCGTCCACCAGTACGGCGCGACCATCCACGCCAAGGGCAAGCGCGGGCTCTACAGCCCGAAGCTGCGCCAGTTCTTCGGCAAGACCGTGACCATCCCCGCCCGCCCGTTTCTGCCCGAGGGCGACAGCCTGCCGGCGACGTGGGCGACGCGGCTGGATGAGGCCGCCCTCGACGCGCTGGAGGCGTTCTTCGGATGAGCACCCTCGGCGACATCTTCGATGGCATCACGGCCGAGCTGGTCAAGGACTGGCCCGACCTGAACCCGCGCACCGGGGCCCGGTACCTCGCCAACAACGAGGACGCGATGCCCCGGATCGTCTACATCCCGCCGCGCCCCGGTGAGGAGACCTTCGAGGCGCCGGACTACGTCGGCCAGAGCGCCGCGCGCCGGCCCAAGGCCTTCCGCACCCGCGTCGCGCCGTGCGAGATCCACGTCGCCGCCGCCTCGTTCGACGACACCGAACGGCTGGCCCACGACCTCGCCAGCGCCATCCACCGCCTGACCCACGGCGCCTACGCGCTGATCGGCGGTGGCTACCTCAGCGAGAACGAGAGCGGCTGGGCGCAGTTCGCCGAGGTCTACGTGATGCGCGTCGCCTTCCGGCAACCGATCCTCGAGATGCCGATGGGGCAGTCGCAAAACACGATCATCCCGACGCAGGCCAAGACCCAGACCGAGGCCGAGTTCCCCGACGGAACGCAGGTCGACACCCCCTATCCCTGACCCGGAGCCCTGATGCCCGAGACCGTCGTTCAGGTGGGCCCCATCCTCTTGGATGACGGCCCCGCCAAGCCCGTGGCCAAGGTCGGCGACCTTGTGCCCGTTGCCCTCGACTACCCGCCGCTGTCCCCGCCCATCACCGCGCGCTTCACCTGCACGGTCGAGGAATGGCAGCGCGAGCGCAAGACGCCCGAGTGGGCGTACCGCGCCGCCTACATCGCCAATCACTGGTGCGTGGGCCTGCTGCTGCCCGCCTCTGACTACGACGCCGCCATTCACGCGGCCCAGCACGGAGAGATCCGATTATGGCCATCACGAACCTTCCCGACGTGACCGTGACGGTCAAGGACGGCGCCCTCGGCTCGGCCGCGGGCCTCGGCACCGACCGCTGCGCCGTCGTCGGCACCTGCACCAAGGGCACGGCGAACACCGTCTACGAGTTCACCGACCTCCAGACCCTGCGCGACACCCTCGGCACTAGCATCTCGGGCGGCCCGGCCGTCGAGGCGGCGGCGCTGATCCTCGCCGTCAGCGGCAAGCCCGTGATCGTGGTGCCCACCACCAACAGCACCGCGGGCAGCGTCGGCACGGTCACCATGACCGGCACCAGCCCTGACCCGGGCGCAACCTTCACCGGGACGCCGCTCGACGCCTACTCGATCAAGATCAAGATCACCCTCGGCGGCGCCCGCGGGACCGCGCGCTTCCGGGTGGCGTTCGACGCCGACAACCCGGCCGGGCCGACCTACGGCGACGAGATCGTGACCGCCGCCACGGTCACCACCTACGCCACCGACACGGGTTTGACCATCGCGTTTGCGGTCGGTACCTACGTCGTCAACGACACCTACGCGGCCACCTGCGTCGCGCCGGCCTACACCAACACCAACCTCAACACCGCGCTGACCGCGCTGGCCGGCGACGCCCGCGCCTGGCGCTTCGTGTTCGCGGTGGGCGAGGCTGCCAACGTCGCCGGGTCGGCCACCATGGCCTCGACCCTGGACACGTTCCTGACGGCGCAGGCGACGGCGCACCGGGACGCCTGGGGTCTGATCCAGTGCGCCTCGGACACCGACGCCAACATCATCGCCGGCTTCTCGTCGTTCGTGTCCAAGCGGGTCTCGGTCGCTGCCGGGTTCGCCTCGGTCACCAGCGTCATCTCGGGCCGGGCGTTCAGCCGCGGCGCGGCGTGGCCAGCAGCTGCGCGGGCTATGGCGATGACCCTGAGCCAGGACCTCGGCGAGGTGAAGTCGGGGCCGCTCGACGCGGTGCAGAGCCTCACCCGGGACGAGCGCAAGACGCCCGGCCTGGACGCTGCCGGGTTCCTCACCCTGCGCTCGTTCGTCGGGATGAACGGGGGCTACGTCTGCAACCCCCGCATCATGGCGCCGGCCGGCAGCGACTTCCAGCTGATCCAGTACCGGCAGGTCATGGATGCAGCCTCGCGCGTCGGGTACGCCGCCCTGCTCCAGTTCGTCAACGTCGAGCTGGTGGTGAACGACAACGGCACCATCGACGAGGGCGAGGCCCAGACCATCGACGCCGCCGTGTCGGCCGCCCTGGCCCAGGCGCTCATGCAGCCGAACCTGGCCAGCGGCGTCGGCGCCACGACCGACCGCGCCAACAACGTGCTCTCGACCAGCACTATCAAGTGCAAGCTCCGCGTCCGCCCGAAGGGGTACGCGAAGACCATCGACGCCGAAGTCGGATTCACCAACCCCAACCTCTCGACCACGGTGACCTGATGGCCCTCCCCGACTACCCACTGATAAATGGATTGCGCCATGATTGGAGTTCACTCCAGATCGAGATCGGCACCCTCAAGATTAACGGTCTCAAGGCGCTGAGCTACAAGCACAGTCTGGAGCCCGGCGAGGTCCGCGGCATCTCGCCGCAGGTGCTCGGTCACACCCAGGGCACCTATTCGGCCGAGGGCTCGGTCGAGATGTACCTGAGCGAGGCCAACGAGCTGAAGGCCATCCTTGGCAACGGCTACATGACCAAGGTGTTCAACGTGGTCGCCAAGTACAGCCCGAAGAAGGGCGACCCGGTCATCACCGACAAACTGATCGGCTGCCGCATCAAGACCGAGGACAAGAGCTTCACCCAGGGCAACGAACCGCTCGCCGTGAAGTTCGACCTCTTCGTCATGATGGTCATCCCCGACGGCATCAATCCGCTGCCCACCATGCTGGGCGTCTGAGAGATTCCATGATCGAACTCACCCCCGACATCATCGACACCCTCAAGGCCAAGCACGGCGAGCTGCGCAAGTTCTCGCTGGAACGCGGCGGCCAGGTGTTCGTCGTCCGCGGCCCGTCCGAGGCCGAGTTCCAGCGCGCCATCGACAAGATCGGTGAGGGCGGCCGGCGCAAGACCGAGGCCATCTTCGAGATCGGCCAGGCGTGCCTCGTCTTCCCGGACGCGGCCGAGGTCGCCAAGATCGCCGCCGCCAAGCCCGGCCTTCTCATGACCGCGGGCAACGAGGCCATGCAGATCGCTGGCATCGTCGACACGTTCTCCGAAAAACTCTGAGCACCTTCGCGCAGGCGCGCAGTGACCAGTGGACGGCCGCACAGTGCCTCCACGAGCTGGCGCAAGGTGCCGAGGGTCCACGCGCACGGGCCGGCGCTCTCCTGATCGCCGAAGCCCTCGACATTCACCGGCAGATTCACACCAAACGCTGACCGGGCTACCCCATGAAATTCGCCTTCGAGCTGGTCGACAAGTTCAGCGGTCCTGCGCTGAAGATGGCCGGCGCCGTCGGTGCGCTTCAGGGGAAGCTCGGCGCCATCAAGGGCAAGCTCGACGGGGCCCTGACCGGCAAGGCGGCAACCAAAGGGCTCGACGCCATCAAGGGCAAGATCGAGGCGACCTTCGGCAAGCCAGCGGCGGCCACCTTCGAGCGCTTCGCGTCGGGACAGTTGAATGCGGCCGACAAGATCGCCATCGTCCGCAAGGGCGCCGAGTTGCAGGTCGCCGCGCTGGGCAAGATTGCCGGGGCTGCTGCGGCCACGACGGCGGCACTGGCCGCGGTGGGCGCCGCAGCCGGTGGCCTCGCCATCGCAGGCGGCAAGGAGTTGCTGGACGCACAGCGCTACCGCGACAACACCCAGGCGGCGCTGACGTTCCAGCTCGGCTCGGCCGAGGCTGCGCGGAAGACCATGGGCTTCATCGCGGGCATCTCCCGGGCAACCGGGCAGGACCGCCGCACCGTGACCGAGCAGTTTTCCAAGCTGGTCGGCTCGGGCCTCACCACGGGCGAGAGTCAACAACTCGTCCAACTCGCCGCCTCGCTCAAGGTGGCCTCGGGCGGGCAAGACATCGGCGTCGAGAAACTTGGCGATGCCCTGCTGTCGCTCAAGCGCAACGAGGCTCTGTCGGTCGAGAAAAGCTTTGCCGGCCTGCTTGCGGCCGGTGGCCAGAACCGCGTCTATGAGGCGCTGGCCAAGCAGTTGAACATCAAGAGCGCCGGCCTCGACCCGGTGGCCGTCAAGCGGCTAGTGGATCAGCGGCTGGCCGGTGCCGACGGCGGCATGGGCCTGCGCGGTCAGAAGGCCGTCGACGTGTTTGCCAAGGTCAATCTCGAGGTGGCTGGCGAGAGCGCGTTCGGCGGGCTTCAGCAGGCATTCCAGGCCAAGACCGTCACGGGTGCCATCGACCTGATCCAGCAGCGGATCAAGGGCCTGTTCGACGACGCCAACGCGGGCCCGCTGGCCACCCGGCTGCTGGGCATCCTCAACCGCGTTGCCACGGCGCTGGACCCGGCGAGCGACAGCGGCAAGCAACTGCTGGCCGTCCTCGACAAGATCATCGCGGGCGGTGCCGACCTGTGGGACACCATGGCCCCGCTGATCGAGGCCTTCGGGTCCGGGTTCGGCGAGGGCTTCAGCGAGGCCGCCGACACGGTGGGCGAACTGATTGGCGTGCTCGGCGTGGGCAAGGGCTCGGCCGCCGACTTCGGCTCCGCGCTCAAGACCATCGGCACCGCCTTCGGGTACGTCGTCGTGGGCATCGCCGCCGGGCTCGGCGCCATCGCCTACCTGGAGGCCAAGCTCGCGAGCGTTGCCGCTTTCATCGCAGGCGCCGCCGGCAGCATCGGCCTGGCCTTGGTGGACGGCATCGCCGACGGCGTCGACTCGGCCAAGGCCAAGCTCGTGGCCCGGCTGGAGGCGCTGGCGCAGTTGCTGCCCGAGAGCGTCCGCAAGCTCTTGCAGATCAAGTCGCCCTCGCGGGTGATGATGAAACTCGGCGCCTACTCGGCCGAAGGCTTCGCGCAAGGTATCGAGCGCGGCGGTCCGTCCGTCGAGCGCGCCGCCGACGCGGGCCTCGCCCAGCCGGCCATGCAGGCCAACGTGAGGGCCGGCGGTGGCCGCGGTGGCTCCGTCACCGTCGCGCCGGGCGCCGTACAGATCAACGTCCCCGCCGGCAGCAACGTCGACACCGAGGCCCTGGCCCGGATGGTCGACGAGCGGCTGCGCGCCCTGTTTGCCGAGATGGGCCTCGAACTTGGGGCCGTGACCTGACATGGCCGCCACCCCCATCTTCCTCGCCGACAGCGGCGTCCAGATCGCCGACCCCGCCCTGGCGTCGGCGTGGGATGCCTGCTTCCTCGCGTCGCAGCGGGTGCCCGGTCTGGTCAAGGTCACCTGCACCACGCAGCGCAAGGTGGACAGCGCCAACGGCCCCGGCCTCGACAGCGCCCAGCTTCGGTTCCAGGGCATCGACCCGGCCGAGGTCGGGATCGAGATCGTCGTGTGGACGCCTGAGCACCTGTCCGACCTGGACGAGTTGCTCTCCATCGTCGCGCCCAAGAAGAGCAAGAAGCCCCCGCAGCCGTTTGTGCTGGCCCACCCGGTCACCGACGCTGCGGGGGTTACTGCTGTGGTGGTCGAGAAAATCGACTGGCTCAAAGAGGGCCCGGTGCCGCAGAGCCGCCTGGTCACCCTCGGGTGCAAGCAGTGGCTCTTGCCGAAGCGAGCCCCGCTCGGCGTGCCTACCCTCAACGCCCCCACCGTCGCTGCGGTCGAGCCGGCCGGGGCCCCGTCGGCGCCGTCCAGCAGCGGCACCGCCAAGGGACCGTGAGATGCCCGCTACCCTCACCATCGCCGGCAAGGCCGTGACCCGTGGGCATGTCACCGTGCCCCGCCAAGGGGTCTGGCAGGCCGATCTGTGGCTCGACGCGGGCACCGCCCCGTCCGGCGCCGTGGCGCTGTCCTGGGCCGACGGCGAGGCCACCTGGCGGGGTACCGTGGTCCGCGGCGGCGTCGTCACCGAGGGCGGCCCGGCGGCCGTCCGCCTGGTCGGCGGGGCCGACGGCCTCGGCAAGACCCTCCCGGGCGCCTCCTACCGCAACGTGAGCCCACGCGTCATCGCCGGGCAGATCCTTACCGCTGCCGGGGAGACCCTGAGCGGCACCAGCCCGTCGGCCACCCTCTCGCCCCTGTGGGCCCGCTGGTCGCGTCAGGCCGGCGCCGCCGGGGCGCAGGTGGCCGCGCTGGCCGCCGCCCTCGGCGTGCTGTGGCGCGTGCTGCCCGACGGCACAGTGTACCTCGGCCCGGACCCGGGCGGGGTGCTGACGCTGGGCAAGGACCAGCAGGTCACCGCCCGTGCGCCGGCCCTCGGTCGCGTCACCCTGGCCACCTCGGCGCCGTGGGCGTTGCAGGCCGGGCAGACGCTCGACGGGCAGCGCATCGATACCGTGATTCACCGCCTCGGCCCGGACGAGATCAGGAGCGAGTTGTGGCTAGCCTAGGCGAACTCTTCTCGGCGCTGGTCGAGCGGGTCATGGGCCGGGTGGACGCCTTTGCGCTCTACCCCGCCACGGTCAAGGCCATGAACGACGATGGCACCGTAGACCTGAAGCCGGACAGCGCGCGGTGGGGCGCGGGCCTGTCCCGGGTACCCGTGCGGGGGCTGCCCGGCGTGGTCGTCAAGGTGAAGACCGACGCCCGCGTCCACCTCGCCTTTTCCGAGGGCGACGTGACCCGGCCGGTGGCGGTGCTGTTCGACGCGGACAGCCTCGACACCATCACGGTCACCGCCTCGGTCAAGGCCGTCGTGAAGGCCCCGGCCATCTACCTGGCCGACGAGGCCGGCGCCGCACCGTTGGCCCGGGTAGGTGACCTGATCGAGGTCGCCATGCCTTCTCTAATCCCCTTCGCTGGCACGGTTGCCGGGGCACCGGCCACCGGCACCCTGACCGTGACCGACACCATGCAGGGCTACATCACCAGCGGCAGCAGCAAGGCCAACAGTGCATGACGATCTCCTACAAGGGCAAGCTGTCGGCGGCCGTGGCCATCCCGGTGCTGGCGCAGGCCGTGGCCTCGCTCGACATCCCGGGCCTGACGGGGCAGGTCGCCGCGCTGCTCAAGATCACCACGACCTTCAAGCCGCCCAGCGTCGGCGGCACCCTGGTCTTTGCCGCCAACCTGGCCGCCGCCGCATCCGTCGCCATCGTGCCGCCGGCCCTGTCGGTGCTGGGCGAGTTGCAGGTCAAGTATGGCCTGTTGAAGGCCAAGCTCGAGCTGGTCCTCAAGATCCAGAACCTGATCACCTCGGGCAGCCTGCGCGTCTACGAATACGAGGGCGCCGCCGGGTCATTCGGCAGCGAGCTGACCACGACCCTCGCGGGCGCCGATGTCGACGGCGGCATCACCCCCACCCAATCCACGTTCGCCGTCTTGCTGGTCGCCGAGGGCGGCAGCGCTGGCGCCACCACCCTCAAGATCCTCCGCTCGGGAGTCTGACCATGCCCACGAACCTCACCGACAGCAGCGCCTTCACCGACCCCGTCCAGGTGCCCACCGCGGGCGATCCCGTGGGCGCCGGGCCGGGCTCCTACCTGCGCACCGCCTTGCAGGCTCTGGCCAACCGCACGCGCTACCTGTACGACGCCATCGCGACCAACGGCATCACCAAGATCCGCAAGGTCACCTCGACTGCCAACCTCAAGGCAATCGCCGGGGCGGCCGAGGGCGACGTGGCCATTCTGGCCACCGGAAACATCCCCCGGATGTTCTGCTATCACGCGGGCTCGCTGGTCGGCACGGACATCGCAGGCTTCCGGTACGACTCCACGGCTACCGTGGGCTACTGGGTCAGCAGCCTGTACTACATCGCGAGTTTTACAGGCGGTGTCTTGAAGCTCGACGTGCAGACGCTGCCGCCGCCCAACCGGATTCTTGAGGCGGTCGAAAGCACAGAGGTCAGCGCGACGACCAACGTCACGACCGGCGGCGGCGTGTTTGGTCCGACGTTGAGCCTGGCAATGGAGCAGGACGACATCGCCATCATTGACGGCCATTGCACCTTTGCCCCGCAGGCGGCAGATGCTGACGGCTACGTCGCCATTTCGGTCAGCAGCGGCGTACAGCTCGCGTCCAAGCGGGTCTGGAACTGCGCTAACACCGGGTCGAGCCCGCTGTGTCCCGGCATCGTGTACACGGCCGCGAGCGCTGCGACGTTCACCGTGCAGCTCTACCAGCAGGCCAACACCATTGTCTCGGGCACGCCGCAGATCAAGGGGCCGCGCAGCGTGCGCGCGCTGGTCATCCGACCGTAACTTGTTTGGCGCGCAGCAGAGGACGCTGTCCTTGGGCACCCCGGGATTCAGGGTAATCAGGCAGCCGTCGGGCTTGTTCGTGTCGTCGTACCCGCACTCCTGAACCTGCACCTTGTCCTGCGTCTGCTTCAGGCACTTGGCTTTGATGTCGGGGTCGAGAAGATCGGCGTTGAACGGCTTGCAGTTGCCTGTGCAGATCGATACCCCGCTGGCCTGTGCCTCACACTTGAGCCACGGGTCACACGCGGGGCAGACCAGTGTGCCGCCGCACCCGTCGGCCGCGGCGCCGCACTGCTTGCCAGAGCAAGCCTGTGCCACCGTCAGCGCGACGCAGACCTTGCCTCCCGCACCCTGCCCGCCGGCTCCACCAGCACCGCCAGACGCGCCACCCGCGCCAGCGCTGCCGCCGCCGCAGTCGCAGGGTTCGTAACCCGAGCCGTCGGCCTTGCACGGTTGGGCGCCCTGGCAAGCGCCGGGGCCCAGACACGCAATGGTGGTGCCTGGCACGCAGGACTGCGACGGTGCCCCGCCAGATCCCGCGCCGCCCATGCCCGTCGGGGCCGGCGAGCCAGGGACGCTGCCACCGTCGTCCGAGCCACACGCCGCCACCATCGCCACCAGTGCCAGTGTCCAGAGCCTCATGGGGGCAGGGTAGCGCGCGGGCGGGGTGGGTGGCGAGTCGGGGCTACTTGGGCACGGCAACACCCACGCCGGCCATGACCGCAAGGGCATGTGCCCGCGCGACCTTGTACTCGTCAACTACGAACGGGTGCGTCTCAGGCTTATACCGGGCCTTCTGTGACATGGCTTCCAACGCGCCATAGGACCGTCGGATGCCGGCAAACTGCGGCTGGAGCAGGACGATCTGCCGCCTCTGGCTGTGGTCAAGCCGGGCGTTCGGATTGCTCGCAAGGATGGCGTGGGTGACCGCGTGGAGTGCCGCGTAGAAGAACACCGTCACACGCCATTCCAGGCCGGGGTGTTGACCCTCTATCTCCCCGCCGAGCCTGGCGCGCTTGAAGTTCTCCTGGGCTAGTTGCTCATGATTCATGGCGGTGCGCGGTGACGGGTTGATAGTCCGGGAACACTTCGGGCGCCCTCGCGATGAAACCGCCGGCAACGTCTGGTCCGACGACATCGCGGACGGACTCCAGAACTTCCTGGCAGGCCAAGGAGACTTCGACCGTAGTGACGGGACCGAGGAAGACCACGTCCAGGCCATCCGGTGAGACCGCAATGTGGGTAACGCCAGGGACGCTGACGCTGTGAAGGGCGGTGATGGTTCGCTGCTGCTGAGTCATGGACTTGGACTCTGACACGCGGTGGCGAGGGGTCAGCGTCCTGGCAAAGGCAGGGTGGGCCGCACCTAGTGCTGCGCTGGTCATCCTCCGCGGCACATCAGGTAGCGCCGCCTCCACGAAGGTAAGCAGCCGCGGCCTTCCCGATGCGCTCGCCTCAGCCACGGTCGGCATCCTTGAGCGCCTTCCTGAGAACGGCAATGTTGGTGGTGAGCCAGTCGCGCAGCAACTCGGCCGTCTCGACGCTCATCATCAGGTTGGCCTCGACCTCGCGCACGAAGCCCTGCTTGGACTGGCGCAGGTCGAGCCGCTCTCTCTCGATGCCATTTTCGTTGAGGACGTAGGTAGCCTGTTCCGGGATGGGCTGGCGCTCGTTGAACACGGCGACGTGCATCAGCCCGCTCGGGGTCAGGCCGCCATAGACGCCATCGACAAGCACCGCGCCGCCAAGGTCGCCAAGGACTAGTCGGTCACTTCGGCATCGGGATCTTCGAGGCCGGGTAGAGCGCGGACGGTAGCGGTGGAATCCGCGGGAAGCGACCCGGGCCGATGATGGTCTCGCGCGGCCCGTCGCCGGCCATGGTCCCGAAGTTCCAGTTGACCCGCCAGAGCGGCTTGTCGTCGCTCGGCGTCTTCCACGTCGTGACCGATGCGACCTCGTGGTCCTCGGCCCATTTCTTCAAGTCCTTCGGCATGTCCTTGCCGCTCTCCTTGAACGCCTCGACCTCGTTGACTCGCTTCTCGTTGTCGTAGATGCGCCAGAACATTTTGACGGACCGCGTCGCCCGTAGCCATCGCGCCACGTCCACGATCTGACGCGGCGTGGTCTCCGGTGGCACCACCGCCGGACACCATCCCTCCTCAACGACCGCGGGCGCGCAGATCAGGCCGCGCATTGGCAGGACGACCGGCACGGGTGCCTCCTTGGGCGGGTCGGATGGTTCGTAGGTCGACGTTGGGGCGGGGGCCGCCGATGGCGCCGGATTGAAGTCGCCATCGGTCTTCGTTTGGCCGGACGGGCAGCAGCCGACGAACCCCAGGCAGAGCAACCAAAACATTTTCATCCCACGAGGCTCGCACCTTTTGCCCTCGCGGGCGAGCGAGCCGCCAAGGCCCCATGACCCTCGAAGCCACCCTTACCGGCTCGGGCACGAGCTGGACGGCGACCCTCGCCCTCCTCTCGACCCGCGAGCCCGTCAGCGCCAGCGGTAGCAGTGCCCCCGGTGCCCTCGGCGCCCTGATCCCGGTCGCGCTGCGCCAGGTGGCCGACGAGGCCCGGGTGCAGGGTGTCGCCCTCGGCCCGGTCGAGCTGGTGGCGGCCGAGCTGCGGGTCCGGGCGGCGTGCTCCCTGGCGCTGTTCCGGCAGACGCGCCCGGTGCCGACGCTCACCATCACCGACCCGCTCGGCACCGATGTCTCGACGTTCCCGGACCTGGACCCGCAGTTCCGGCCCATCTCGGGCCAGCGCGCGGTGGCCGAGGCGGTCGCGCGGCGCTGGCTCACCCCGCTCGGCGGGCTGGTCTACGACGAGACCTACGGCGAGGACGTGCGCGCGCTCTTGAACGCAGGCGCCGACTCCCCGCGGTTGCAGGCCATCCGGGCGGCGCTGGTGGCGCAGGCCACCGCCGACGAGCGGGTGGCGAGTGCCGCCGTGGATCTGTCCCTCGCGGGCCCCACCGGCAGCCTGACCCTGACCGTCCGCGGTCGGCTGGAGAGCGCCACCGGGCCCTTCGCGCTGGTCCTCACGATCACGCAACTCAACGCCAACCTTCAAGTCCTGCGAGTGTAAACATGGCCCTCCCTCTCACCGACCTCCTCGCGGGCAGCACCACCGACGAGACGCTGGCGACGCTGGTGGCCCTGGCCGCCGTCGCCGGCTTCCCCGCCTACTCGTGGCAGGCGGGCAGCGTCCCGCGGACCTTCTTTGAACTGGAGGCGGTCTCGTACGCCGACCTCACGCAGGTCATCGGCGCCATCGCGGGCGGTGGCTTCGTCGACCACGCCGAGGGGCCGTGGCTGACGCTGCGCGCGGCGCAGGGCTACAACCTCACGCGCCAGCCCGCCGTCTACACGCAAGGGGTCATCACCCTGACCGACGGCGGTGGCATCGGCCCCATCGACATCACCGACGCCGGCCAGGTCGTCGTGACCGTGGACGGCACCCGGTTCCGGGTGGTGGACAGCACCGCCTACCCGCTGCCGCAGACCTTGCCGGCGTCCGGGTCGGTGACGGTGATGTTCGAGGCCGAGACCGCGGGCGCGGCCGGCAACATCCCGGACGGTGCGACGGTCGAGCTGGTCACCAGCCTGCCCGGTGTCACCGCGGCGCAGGTCACCCCCTCGGGCGGGACGTGGATCACCCAGCAGGGCGCCGACGAGGAGACGGACGCCGCCCTGCGCACCCGGTGCAAGGCGCGCTGGGGCGAACTTGGTTACGGCGCGACCGAGGCCGCTTACCGCTTCTGGGCCTCGACAGCGAGCGCCGAGGTGACGCGGGTGGCGGTGGCGGTCCCCTACGGCGACGGGCATGTTCGCGTGTACGTGGCCGGCAGCGCTGGTCCGATCAGCGGCGGCGCCCTCACCGTTGTCGACAGCTACATCTATGCGCGTCGCCCGCAGTGCGTGACCCCGGCGGCGGTCAACGCCACGCAGGTAACGGTCGCCCTGACCGGAACCGTCAAGGTCAAGGCGGCGCAGAATGCCGCGGCGCAGGCGTCGGCGGCCATCGCACTCTCAGCCCTGTTCGCTGCCATCCCCATCGGTGGCATCGTGTACCGGGCGCCGATTGAAAAGGCCATCCTCGACGCCAATATCGGCGTCGTCAACGTCGCCCTCGACAACGTGCCAGAGCAGACGCTGGCCGGCAACGAGGTGCCCGTGGTCAGCACATCCGGCCTGACCTGGGTGACGCTGTTATGGCCGACCGCGACGATTACTGGTTCTTTCAGAGCCAGACCGCGCCGACGCCGCTGGCGGGTACGCAGGGCGAGGCGTGGTGGCAACTCTGGGGGCACACCAAGGATGCATGGCGCGAGGGCACGCGCGAGGCCACCAAGGCCAGCCTGCCGCTACTTGCCGCACCGGACGCACTGGCGGCCTACGCCGCCGAGCGCAACACCGAGCGCTACCCGGGCGAGACGGAGGCCGACTACCGCACGCGCCTGGCCGAGACGTTCGACCGCTACGTCTACCTGGGCACGCCCACGGGGGTCACCGCCGCGGCGCTGGCCGCTGCTGGCGTCGTCTCGGTCCTGTACCGGGAGGCGTGGCAGTGGGACCCGGCCAGCACGCTGTGGGCTCGGTTCTGGCTCACCTGCGCCACGACCTACAGCGCGCCCTCCAACTGGGAAGACTCGGGGCTGACCTTCGATGACCCGGCGCTGCTGTTCGATGTGACCGCGGACCGCGGGGACATCGACTTCCTGAAGCGCCAGGTCGAGCGATGGCGCGCGGCTCATGCCCGGCTGGTGTGGTGCGCCCTGCTGATCGGCAACGCGCATGTGTTTGAGGAGTCCGGGCTCGATTGGGACGACCCGGCGCTGATCTTCGATGCGGGCTCGATAGCCCTGCTGGAGTCCTGACATGGGATGGCCTGAACAGATCTTCAACTGGTTGGGGTACGGCAGGTACACCGCCAGCCCCGTGGCCGCTTCCGACGGTGGCACCAAGCCCCTGCTGGTCGACCCATACGGCCGACTTCAGGTGTCCACCGCCCCGGTGGCACCGGCCGGCGTCACGGCCGTGCGGCAACTGACCGCGGCCAGCACCGGGTCGCTCAAGAGCGCCGGGGCCGGGTCACTGGTCGAGGTGTCGCTGTGGAACAGCAGCGCCGCCGCCATCTGGTTTCAGGTCCACGACAAGGCCAGCGCCGTGTCGGGCGGCGACGCCTGCATCGATCAGATCATGGTGCCCGCGGGCGGCTCGGTCGGCTGGCGCCCCGCGGTGCCTGTCGCGGCCAGCGCGCAACTGCGCTGGGCGGCGTCCACCACGGCGGCGACCTACACGGCGCCCGGCGCGCACTGTGTCGGCTTTAGCGCGGCGGTGCTGTGATGAGCGGCACCCCTCTCTCTGGCGCGGTCGCCTCTAGTGGTGGCGGCGGCGCCCCGACCGGCGCAGCCGGCGGCGACCTCGGCGGCACCTACCCGAATCCCTCCGTCGTCAAGCTGCGTGGCCTCGCCCTCGACACCACCCTGGGCAGCCTCACCAACCCCGGGGAGATGATGTTTTTCAACGGCACCGCGTGGGTTTCCACCGGGGCGCCGAGCAACCCGACGCAGCTCCTGATTTGGCGCGACTCGGCCGGGTATCCCTCGTGGGCTGACCCCAGCTTCGAGGCAGGCGTCGACGCATCGGCCTACTGGGGCCAGGCCGTCGGCGGGGGCTTTGCCCTCTCGGCCTCGTCCTACTCGGTCGCGGGCACCGGCGCGCTGGCGATGTCCGCCTCCGCCCTCACCGCCCACACCGTGCGGCTGACCGGGGCGCTGACCGGTCACCGGGTCTGCACCCTGCCGGCGGGCACCGGCCAAGAGCATGTGCTCATCAACGCCACGACCGGCACCTACACGCTCCAGATCGTCGGGCCGTCCGGCGGCTCGTGCTACCTGGCCCCCGGGCAAGCCAAGCGGTTGTCGGTCGATGATGCCGGGGTGCTGCGCGGCGAGGGGCTGCGGGTGTGGGAGTACGAGACCACGATCACCAACGTGCGCGGGTCGGCCGGCTCGGACGACACCACCCTGTGTGCGGTCCCGGCCGGGCTGCGGCTGTCCTGCACCCCGCGCCTCTACCAGGTGACGGGGGCCACCATCGGCAGCGGCGCCCCGACCGTGCAGATCGGCACCAGCGCAGGCGGCACGGACGTGATGGATGCGACGGGTGCCTCGGGGTCGTCGAACGTGATCATCGAGCCGACCGCCGGCAGCGGCATCGACGCCGACGGCGGCTACTCGATGGCGACGGCGGCAACGCTGTCGCTGCGCAACACCACGTCCGGCGCGGTGATTGTCGGGACCATGCGCGTGATCATCGTGGGGCTGGTGCTGGCGTGAGCGCCGGGTTGCTGGCAGCGATGCCGTGGCGCCGCCCGGCGTCCAGCGGTGGCGGCCCGCCTCCCGGGTCGCCCATCCTGGACCTCTGGCCGCAGGTGCTCGGGTCGCTCTACCAGGACACCGGCACCTCGACCCCGGTGACCACCGCCGGGCAGACGGTACAGCACGTCGTGGACCAGAGCGGCAACGGTCGCGACGCCGGGCAGACGGTCACGATCAACGCCCCGCAGTACGCCACCAACCTGGGCCCGAGCGGCAACCTCCCTGGGCTCGACTTCTCCACGGGCGCACGGTGGCTCAAGGTCTCGGCGTTCACCAGCCCGACCACGACCACGTACTTCTTTGTCTACGCGATCACGTCCTCAACCGGCACCCTGTTCAACCGGGTCAAGACAGCCGGCAGCGTCGCCGCGGACTACGTCTACAAGACCGGCGAAATCCAGGCAGACCGCGGCACCGCGCACCTGATCTCGAACAACGGGTTCTTCCCGAACACGTCGTATCACCTCGGGTGCCTGCGGATCGACACCGCGGGGGCCAACAAGATGGAGGCGTACCTCGACGGTACCCTGTTCGCCTCCTACGCCAGCAGCATCGGCTCTTCGACGCTCGACGCCAGCCTGCTGCTGGGCGCGTACAACGAACTCGGCGGGTTCCCGGCGCGCCTGCTGCTGCTGCGGTTCTTGACCTACCACACCGCCCTCGACAGCACCGACCGCCGCGCCGTCGAGGTCTACCTGCAAGCCCTGTACGGCACCCCCGCGCTCCCGTGAGCGCCTGACCTGACCGGCCGCGCGCCCCTGCCGCGGCTGACCAAGGAGACATTCATGACTCGCATTGGACTCGGCTGCGGCCTGGGTATCGGTGGCCCGCGCGCGCGTCGCCCTGTCGCGCCCTCCACTCCGGACATCGATCTGACGGGGCTGGCGGGGCGCTGGCGCCCCTCGCGGGTCGAGAGCTGCTGGTCAGACAACGGCGTCACCCAGGCGGTCACCGGCGGCACGGTCTACCGGGTCGACGACGAGATCGCGGGTAACCACCTGGTGCAGGCGACCGCGGGCTCGCGGCCGACGCTCGCGGCCGACTCGTCGATCGCGCGCCATCAGGGGTTGCTGTTCGCCAGCGGCAAATCCCTGATGACGGGGGCCAACGTCTCCACCACCGACACGACCTACTACTGGGTGGGGGTGTTCGATCGGAACAACGACTCGTTCGCCTGGTCACGCACCGACGGCTCCGCGATGGCTGTCGAGTACCTCTATTACGCGTCGGCGTCGGACGGGAATGCAGGGGACACGCTCACCGTCACGCGCGGCACGACTCAGAACGCGAGGCCCGCCGCGGGGTCGCTGCCCACGAAGAAGATCGGCGTCGTCGCCGTCACGGTAAAGGCCGGGACGAACGCAAAAATTTACGTCGACGGCACGCTCGTCGCCACTTCGGCCGGCAGTCCGGGGCTGGTCGCCCTGGCGAGCAAGTTGGCGCTGAACGTCTACGTCCCGGGCAGCTCTTCGTACACCGGGCCCAATACCTGCCTCGAGCTGGCGCTCTACTCGGTGGCGCACGACGCCACCGCCGTGGCCGCGAACAGCGCCATTTTGCTGGCGAAGTACAACACCCTCAGCGCCGTTCCCTCGGATTTTGCGTCGCTACTGCTCGACCTGCGCCTCGGCGCGGCCGACCTCTACCAGGATGCGGCGCGCACCACGGCGGCGGCCTCGGGTGACCCCGTCGGCGGCTGGAAAGACAACGCCGCGGCCGCGCACCACCTCACCCAGAGCACCAGCGCCCGGAGGCCCATTTTCTACTCCTCGGGGCTCGGCGGAGGCAGCCGGCCGCGCGTGTCGTTCGACGGCGTCGACGACGGCCTTCTGATGTCGGGCTGGGGCCTCGGCTCGGGGGCCCAGACGGTGGCGATGGAGTTCGTGCGGCGCACCAATGTGCCGACGGCGCAGAGGCTCTTTTCCACGAGGGTCGCCGGGCCGATCTTTTCAGCCATCTCGCTGATTAACTACGTGGGCTACGCCGAAATCACCTGCTACCTCGGTGGGGCAGGGGGGCTCAGCGTCGGGTGCAACCCAGGGCTCGGCACCGGCCGGCACACGCTGGTCGTTTGCTACAACGGCCTGGGCTCCTCGACGCCCGAAAACTACGCGATGTTTGTCGACGGCGTCTCCAAGACCGTCGTGGGGGGAAATTCGTTTCTCGATGCAGTGACGATGGGCGCGTTGGGCAGCTACACCGACGCGAGCATTCCGAGCTTCGTCGACGTGGGGCGGACCGACGCGTGGAGTGCAGATCACCGCGGCTCTCGGGCCGTGATCGAAGGATGGCTCAATGGCTGAATCTCCCTACGGTTTCATTCTCGCAGTTGTCACCGCCGAGGCTCGCGACTCGGTCGAAGCGGCGCTCAATGCGTTGCTGCAACCGCTGCACCCCGAGCTCGAATTCATCGGGACGTTCGCCCTCGGCCTGTCGGCCACCGGCTCGGCGCCGGCCTCGCACTTCGGGGCCAGCAGCGTGATCCTCGACGAAGACCTGCCAGCGCTGCTCCAGGCGGCGCCGGCCTTCGGGTCGGCGCTTCAGGTGTGGCTGGGGTCGAAGCCTGATCACGACCCGCCCGAGGCCATCGTGATCACCGACCCCGCGCAGAGCACCGGCGCCGCTCTGGAGCGGTGGCTCGACCTCGACACGGCTGCGGCCAGCGCGGGCCTCGTGCGCGTCGCGATCCCGCCGTTTTGACCATGAGCACCTCCGACCCGCCCCCGACGCCGGTGCCCTCGTCGCAAGACGAGCGGACGAAGGCGTTTGCGCTCGAAGTGCTGTCGGCGGTCACGGGCCTTTCCGCCGAGGTCGCGCGGCTGTCGGGAAAGCTCGAAGTGCTGGAGAAGAAGGACCGCACGTCAGGAATCGTCGTGCTGGTCGTGTCGCTGGTGCTGCAAATCGCGGCTTCAAATGTCTGGAGGCTTGGCTATGTCGGTCGACGAAATGATCGCGTGGGCGCAGCAACACCCAGTGCTCGCGGCGCTGGTGGGGCTGTACCTGTTCTTCACGGCGCTGGGCAACGTCCACCTGAGTGACGAGACCAAGGCCCGATGGCCTCGCCTCAAGAACGCCGTCGAGCTCGGGCAGAAGATCGGAATCGTCGTGCGCGGGGCGACGAAGCCGGCGATCGGGCTGATGCTCCCCGCTTCGGTCAAAGACGCGCTCGAAGGCGCCACCGCGGAGAAAACACCATGATTTCCTCGATCAGTCGCATCCCCTTCTCCCTCTGGCTGTCGGCCGGGATCATCTACGCGGCCGCCTGCCGGCCCCAGGTGCCCACCGCCGACGACCTCGCCGACCTGGCCGCGGTCGTCGACGAGGCGCGCGAGCTGGCGCCGGTCGCCCGTGCGCTCTGCGGGGCCGCGGGCTCCCCCGAGTGCGCCGAGGTGGCCGAGGTCGTCGACAAGGGGCTCGA